TGAAGGATCAAAAAAGCCATCTGTATATGTTACAGAAGGTTCACCTACAACTCCTGCAAAGTCGGTTACTGTTATTGCTCCTGCAAGATAGTCATCATCTCTTCTGCCATCTTTAAGGCCTACAGGTAAAAGAGTTTTAGCTGGATCTACTGTGGTAACTTGTCTTTTACCGCGGATCCAAGATATGAAATTTAAAATATCCATAAGAAAGTATTTAATAAATATATACAATAATATACAAAAAATATTTTACATAAAAAAATCCCCAGCTAAAAAACTGAGGATCTTTCTGTTTGATTAGAGAAAAGTATCAAAACATAAGCCCTAAAAAAAATGCTATTGCCAACATGGCCACCGTAGTAAGATTAGCTATTTTTCTACCTTCAGGATCATCATCCCAAACATTGTGTATCTTATTATATATAGGTTTGCTAAAAGCATTCTGTACTAAAAATAGAAAACCTATTGCTAATATACCCACCATAAATGCTATACCTTGTATCATAGAGAATCAATTCTTCTTTGTAAATATACTAAAGCTTTTTGTAAATCTTCCTTTTCTGTAGATTTATTTTTCTTTCCCGCGCGCGCAACATACTTAATCACATTACCCAGATAAAAGTCTTTGTCTAGTTTCCACTCTTCAAGGACCCGGAATACTTCATACGGGTTATCTTTACCTCCATAGTAACTTGGCCGGGGAGACTCATCTAGTTTAATTACTCTTTTGGAATAATCTATTTCTTTTGCTGTAGGACAAGTAGCCTTGTGGATACTTGTATCCTTTCCATATACTCCGTCACTCATAGCTGCATAAGGTGTTACCATACTATAACTACATCACCTTCATTAAGAACAAGCTTGATTTTTCCATCTATCTCTATACGCTCTACTTGTTCCATGTTAAGAGCAGAAGTTCTTACATATACCACATCACCTTCTTTCACATCTTCTACTTTATCTCCTATGGCATAAACTGTAAGTTTACTCCAAAGCTTAGCAGCTTCTTGCATCATTGCTTCTTCATCTTTGGCAGACAACTCAAGTGTTGACTTTTTTCTTTCCGGTACACTGACTAATATTGCCCGGCCTCTTAATAACTTAAATCCTTTACTCATTACTTATTTTTTAATGTGATTACTTTTACTACTGCCATTTGGGCATTGATTAATTCTCCTAGTGCATGATCAAACAACAAACTTTTTAAAGGCCCTCTTTCTGCCTCATAGTTTGATTTCAAAATCTCAGCCATTTGTGCTGCTAATAACTTTACTTTAGTTACCTCAGAGTCATCTAGATTATCAGGGTCTAATCCTACTAACTGATGCCCAAAAGGAATAATCTTGTGCTCAACAATTTCTGGAGCAGTGCTTGGTACTTGGTACGTTGGTTTTTCTTCACTCATTTTATTTACTTTTAAAATTATGCATCATACTTTTGTGTTGTCTTATTAGCATTGTTAAATAGCTCTTTCTCTTCAACAAAGTTATCTAGCAAATTCAACTTAAGCTTTTCTAATAAACCTATAAGAGCTAGATTACCATGGGCATTCTCACCAACTCTAACTTCCAGTCCATCTTCTTTCTCTGTGATAGACAACAATACTTTATCTGACATATTAATTATTTTACTTAGTTCATCATACAACTTCCGTGCATGCAAGTTATCCATCCCAGATTCTCTAGCCTGATTAGTTATTTCTTCCCACAACTTCTTTTGCTGTGGTGTCATGTCATCTAAAGGGAATTGAAAAGTTCATACAGATATGTTGGTTGGACAAATATAAAAACTTTTTTTGTTTAAACTAAAAACCCCGGAAAAAAATTCCAGGGCTCTTAGCTTATTAATAAATCAAACACTATATGAACATTACAAATATAATAAATTATTCATTATCATAAAACATTTTATCAGAATCTTCTGTATTCCATTTTTCATAATCCTCTACATTATAAAATTCTTTACATACAAGATAGTCTGGTTTTTCAGGAAAAGGTTTAGTAACAAAGCTTGGCTCAGACCACTTAATCCTATTATTAGGTTGGAGTGCTATCTGCCCATTAGACAAAAATATTATATGATGGGACTTGTGCTCCATAGGATCCTCAGATAGAGTTAAATCTGTGTTAGGATCATTACTACCCCAATTAATAGTAGCATAGTAACTGCCAGAGTAAAACTTTCTATCTTTCATATACACTTCTACAGGAGCATCTTTCAGATATGATAACTGCAGTAATGTAAAGTTATAACTAAAACAATTCCATATCTGTAGATAATGAAAAGGTAGATCAGGATCCGGAAGTTTTGGTTCTATTAAGAGTGCATGACTAGGAAGTTTATCTCTAAGTACTCCATTCTCTAAGAGCACCTGGAACAATGCTGCTTGTCCCGGCATACATCTAACCGATATAATAACCCCCGGGGTAAACTCTCCCAGGCCCTTTTTGCCCTGATACATATACTCATTTCTAACAAATACCTTAAGCGGAAAGAAATTATGTTCTATATAAGCCATGAAACAAAGATATAAAATTTTCCTTATAGTAATTTGTAGTATGTAATAGCATGTGGTGGTAAAACTATTTTATATTAGAGTATGTGGTGGGTCCTACATCAGATGACCCCGGGCCCACGCTAGCTTGGTGGTACCCCCTATGAATCTGAGAGAGATGAGTTAGAATCAACTGTGCAAAAAATATTTTTTTTCCACAGGAAAAGTTTGTGTTGCTAGGATCAACATCTTTGTACTTACATTAAAATTAATTACTATGAAAACAATACTATTGTACTTGTTTGCTACTGCTTTGCTTGGTAGCTTCAGTGGATTATTAATGAGCTTTGGTAATGAGATATTAGCACATATAGGCGTTATGTGCCTATTTTGGGCTTGTATGTTAACACCAATGCTTGGGGATGCTAAATAGCATTCCCTTTTTTTCAATACAACATCTTTCTACTATTATTAGTATAAACCATGTTACATTCGGTGGTGCATCCCTAGGAGGGAGAACTTATTGGTTTATATATACAATTGTAGAAAAATTTTTTTCTCCTTAACAACTTTGTACTCATGATAAATTAAAATTTATTGTTATGATTACTTATGTTATAATAGATGGTGTGTTAACCATCAAAGAATGGACAAAGAATGCTAATGCATAAACTTTATTTAGAGAGCCAATAGAGCTCTCTTTTTTTTCTTGTTTAAACAACTTAATACTTCTCATAATATTAAAATCTAATTATTATGAAAAAGTTTAATTCATTTGGTTACTATGTTGTAGGTAACATGGTTGTTGTAAAGCTTAATGCTAAAATAACTTCTGCTATGGCAGATATGTTATCATTAAGATACACAAATTTAGTTACCCAAAACAATGGTAAATTTGGTTTTAAGATAGAGGGTTGCTTAACCTATTCAGAGTTTTGGAGTTTCAAACAATCACTCAAACTAGCTATCATTGACTACAAAATAGAAAAGTTAACTTCAGAGAAGTTACATATTCTAGGTGTAGTAAATGTAGTAGACAAGTTTGATAACTGTTTAGATGAACTTCCAATCTAGAATAGGAGAGGGCAACCTCTCTTTTTTTTATTTCATTTTGCTACGCAGCTTTAACATCTTTATACTTATCTTAATTATATATGATAACAAGGAATGTTTTCCTGGGGGATCCTCCAACAGGTTGCGGAGGATAACACGGAAAACACTTGTTATCATATTATTACTTATGTAAATTTTAAATCTATATATTATGAGAACATTTGCAAAAGTATTTATGGTACTTTGTTATATATTAACAATTGCCAACACTACAAGTATTTGCCACCACATTGGTTTAGGCAAATATCTAACTGCATTTTGTCTGAGTATATTAGGCCTTGGCATGTTTATGACAGCTGAGATACTCAGAAAAGAATGGAGAGAAGGGAAGCTTTAAGCTTCCTTTTTTTTTTCTTTAACAACTTAATACTTATATTAATTATTAATTAAAAACTATTTATTATGAAAATAGAAATCATCATTGCAGAAAACATTAATGAACAATGTGTAAGTGACGCTACTTGTTTTTATGCAGAACCTTTTATTGCTAAGGCTCTTGCAAACACATCCCGCATCAATGGCATTTGTATCATTAATGGTATTGCTGTGAAATTCACATTCTATCCTCCGGGAATGGATGGAGCAATTTTCAGTGGTAATTCAGAGCACAGGTTATTAATAAAGACACTTATACCTGTATATGTGTATAAGAATTTAAAAGAGGAGTAATCCTCTTTTTTTCTTTTCTCTAACAACTTTTTTACTAATTTTAAAATAAAAATATGAATCTATTTGTTGTAATACAAGCCATGATACAGAGAAGGGAATTCTGTATACGTGCATTAGTAGGAGCAATCATTTATGATGCTGTTGGAGTTTGTTTAGGGTTGGCAATGTGCTAACCCTTTTTTTTCTTTTCTCATTTTGCTTTGCAGCTTTTGGATTCAAACAGCTTCTTACTTAAATGGATTATTAACCATTTTAAATTTTTATTTATGTTTACAGAAACAAAAATGATTGCAGAATTCTGCGCGGAGATTGGCAGTGTTAACCAAGCTGGTAAAACTGTATTTGAGATCAAAACTAATAATGACCCTAACCATAAGAATTATGGTAAGAGACATATTCAGTTTAAAGATGCTCAAAACAGTAAAGCCATGGTTGCTACCAAACTTTCCGCAGAAGACTTAACAGATGCTAGCAAATTGCAAGTATCTTGGTTTGAGTCTCCTGATTCAGATCTGCAAGGGTTTATGGTTCACGGCATAGGTGTTAGCGCATCTTATGACGTGCTGGAGATTGTTATTGGATAACAATATCCTCAAAAACACAGGTAACAGAAATGTTGCTTGTGTTTTTTTTCTTGTATTTCATATTGTTATCACAGCTTTGGGGAACAACTTTTTACTGATAAGGGTTATCAGTAAAAATAACCTGCGGTTAGTGGCCGTTGGCCTTTGGTCATTGGTCATTGGTCAAGACTTTACAATGTGTGCATACCTGCCTTAGAGCAAACATTACTATATGTATATATAATGTA